AGAAAGCAAAAGTATAGTTTCCTGATTCGTTCTGCTGGTGTATGCTAAATTGGTGTCAATATATGCAAAAGTAGAGTCAACCTATACTATACTTGACTCTAGCCCAGCCGCCCTGTTTTTTGCGAACGCAGCCGATTCGGCCTGCCCCTAGGTAGTGCTAATTTAAAATTATATTAAGCCGATTCGTTGCCATTGTAAAGCGGAATCTTTCCAGCCCTGATAGTCTGGCCGATAGCCCTGCCCTGATAGTCTGGCCGATAGTCTGCCCTGATAGTCTGGCGCGCAAAATTCTTTGCTGGCAACAAAAATAAGGCTTGCGGATTCTGGCGGGGGCTTTATAAACGAATCAAGGAAGCACCAAAACAAGGAATCAACGTCATGACACTGGAAAAGTTTATGTCTCACAATCCGACTCTGTTAATGACAATTTGCGACTTTAACCTGTGGGAACATCCTTTGCGCGGCGATGAAGCCCCAATTTATATGACAACATTAGATGGACGTTTAATAAACACGGGCTTTTATGATTTGGGCGACTTTGATCTTGCCCTTTGCATTGAGCTTTCTGCATAACTAACAATCAACCAAACAACGAGGAATCAAAATATGACAATCGCAATTTATGGCCTAGCAATCGAAAAGCCCCATTCAGTCCAAGCCTTGCCGCTTGCCCCTATGACATTAGCGCAAGCCGAATCCGCTCGCGATAAGTTAGCCTTTTGGGGCAAAACTGTTTTAGTTATCAATTTGCAAGCGCAATAAAGGAATCCTTATTATGTCAAAAAATCTAACGCATATTATATACGAAGGCCCAAGTTTGATTGATGGGCAACCAATCGTTGTTTTGTTTCAATCTGGCAGCACAAACCGAAAAACTGGCAATATGGCGCAAACATATATCCTTCACGCTGATATCGATCCCATAACGGCATCACGCACTGGCAAGGATTCGGCAATCTGCGGCGATTGCATACATCGCGGGCAAGCGCATGACGGGGAAACAGGACAGGCAAAGAATCGTTCTTGCTATGTTACGTTAGCGCATGGCCCATTGGGAAAGTTTAAAGCATATAAATCGGGAAAGTACCCTTGCGAGTCGGGCAATGCTAATCTTGCGGCGCTTGGCGCGGGTCAAATTGTCCGCCTAGGAACCTATGGCGATCCTGCCGCCGTTCCTAGTTATATTTGGTCAAGTTTACTGTTAGACGCTGCAGGGCATACAGCATACACACACGGCGCGGTGAATCCTATGCCGCAACAAATCATGACAAGCGCAGATAGCTTGCCGCAAGCACAATCAGCTTGGCAACGCGGGGAAAGAACCTTTCGCGTCATCGCTGACTTAGCGCATATCACGAAACAAGAGGTATTGTGTCCCGCCAGTGAAGAGGCAGGCAAAAGGTCTACTTGCGAATCCTGCAAACTTTGCGCGGGCGCATCGGTAAAGGCCAAATCAGTCGCCATTGTAGCGCATGGCACAAGTAAACGAGCGGCGCTATCAAATATCAATAAACTAGAAGGGGTTTAAGATATGGTACGCATCTACAGGAATTTTACTATTCAACGCGCGTTGCAAGGGGGGTGGATTGTTACGTATAAAGACAGTTCGCATAGTATTCATAGGACTCTACAAGGCGCGCGCGATGCAATTGACAGGGCAATAGGGATCTAATCATGGAAAAGAAATACCACGTTATTTTGACCGACGAACTTGGCGAAGAGTTTAGCGTTGAATTGATAGCGTCAGATATGCAAGCCGCTTGCGATATGATCAAAGCAGAATATACCGAATCCAGCATTGCCAGTATCCGCGAATTGAAACCTTACAATAGGGAATATTGATCATGATTTACGAAACAACCCGTCACGCAACCAAATCTGAGGCAATGGCCTATGGCGAAGCTTTCAATGCAAACTGGGGCTTTGGTTATGGGCCTAGCTATCAAGTCTATAAAGACAATATGACGGGCGATTGGGTATGTTACACCACCCGCTATTCTTCTTGCGATTGAAGGGACAGACCTATGCGATACCTTAACCATGCCTTGGATATTGTCGGTTTTGTTGCCCTATTCTATGCTATCTTCTATATAGCTATGGCGCTATAGGAACGCCGTTAAGTAAGCCCTAGCATTGGCCCTGTGGGTATCACGCCCGCAGGGTTTTCGTCTATGCAATGGGGCTTGCAATGGCGCTGTGACAATGGGGTGTTTTGATACCTCAATCAATAGGTTAACTGTAGATCAATGCCCTAGTCAAAGCGTTATGTTATAACATTGCAGGATTGCGAATCAGATCGAGTGGGCAGGGCGCAGCCTTATCCTTTGTCAAGTATTTTCTTTCGTTCTGCATCATTTTATTTGATATCGCCCCTATTCTGTGACATTTACGCAACACTAATACTTGTTGCCCATAGTTTTGTTACATTCGATCACATTTTCGTGAGTTATTGTAACATTCGCACAATTCGCTTGACATAGGCGGTCGCATATGCATCGTGGGACCCCTATTTTATGGCGGGTGATTCGGTGGGGTCTGGGTTTGCACCTATGAATCCAAAACAAAAAAAAGAAAATGGGAATGACACAACCACTAGAGGAATACCATTGAATATCCACACGTGAGCAAGAATGGTTACACTGGGCAACGTATCATACCTCTGCAACAACACATCAGAACTACTCACAAGCATAAGAGTACTTAAGATTGTAACTTAAAGTTGTTCTGTAACACTCTGTAACAAAAAGTGATCAAACTTTCTTTCCTTATATATCAATAACTTGTAAAATAGTTGTCATTTAGTATGTCTAAGATTTCTCAAAATGAACTTATATATAAGTAGGGGTAGGGGTAAACGTAAGTTTCCTACTATAGCTTCTAATCATATTTTGTATTATACAGATATTGATTAAAAAATCTTAAGTATCAAACTTAAGTATAGCTTGACTATAGCCAACCAAGACATACGCCTTCAATCAATATACATTATTGGGTATGAGGTCTTGCTGATGGTTACAAGTCCATAAGCTCTGAAGCTGAACTACCCACTTCAAATTATGTTGCCAGATAGGTAAGCGTACTTGCGCTACCCACTTAAGTTACAATGTTGATACACTAACCCTGTTATCGACTAATACTGTACTATTATTGTTGCCTACACTAAGTAGTGCCTAGTCCGAAGGACGGAGAGAGCGTATGCCAGCAAAACTACCTTATAGTAAACTAGTAGAGAAACACATCCTAGAGTGCATCAAAGGTGGCATTAGCATTCGTCAAATGATAGCCTCTATGCAACACCTACAAGATGCCCCTAAGTCTCTTTCCACCATGTATCAAACGTATGGTAATTTTATTGAAGCTGAAAGAGCCAAGATCAATGGTGCTGTTGGTAAGAAAGTTATTGACCAAGCATTAGAAGGTGACTTCAAGTCCCAAGAATTGTTCCTTCGTTCCAAAGGTGGTTGGTCGGTTTCCAGCACCAACGTCGAAGTTGAGCAGGACATTGATCCAGATGTCGATGAAAGTGCCGTTGATACCCTTATGGCCCTGCTAGGTAAAACCACAGAGGACAAAGATGAGGACGTGTAAGAACCATACATGCGGGGTTGACATCTCACACAAGAAGTCTCACGCACAGTACTGTTCCCGTTCCTGCAAGGATGTTGAATCTAGTCGTAGAAACTACGAACAGAAAGAGTCTAGGCGCAAAGAGTGGCGAGTGGAAAACCCGGAAAAGGTGCGTCTGTACAAAAAGAAGACTAAAGAGCGTTTTGGAGCAGCCTACAACGCAAAGCGCAGAGTTTCCAAGACAAGTGCTACTCACGACACTGCAACAACAAAATCTCTGTCCTCCTTAGCGTCACGCATAAACAAACTTACAAAAAGTGAGTTACAGCTTGACCATATTGAGCCTGTCGTCCACAAAGATATTTGCGGATTAAATTCAGCGGCCAATTTGCAGCTTCTTGATGCTAAAATAAACAGAGTTAAAAGCAATCGCAGGGATTACCAAACACCCTTGGAAAAACTTCATGCCAGCACAAACTCGACAAATCACCGCAGATACCCTCAGACAACTTCCAGCTAACAAAGTAAAAGAACTCTTTGAGGCTCTAGGTCCACAGAAGACAGAAGAACTCAAGCACGACTGGAACTTCTGGGCCAGAGATGAACAACTGGAACCAGAAGGTGATTGGTGGAATATCTGGCTGATTAACGCAGGGCGTGGTTTTGGTAAGACCCGCGCAGGTTCTGAGTGGGTAAGGGAACAAGTTAAGCGTGGGGCAAAGCGTATAGCTATTGTTACTCGTACTAACGCTGACCATGAAAAAACTGTAGTTTATGGTGAGTCTGGCCTACTAAGCATTTGCTGGGAAGGTGATAAGACATATCGTGGTAAGAAAATTGGTATGCCAGTTTGGTCCCCAACTAAGAAGACACTAAGGTGGGAAAACGGCGCAACTGCGTATTTCTTCTCTGCGGAAGAACCTGACAACCTCCGTGGACCACAGTTTCATGTAGCTTGGTGTGATGAACTTGCGGCTTGGAAAAACCAGCAAATGACTTGGGACATGCTCAAGATGGCTGTTCGTCTTCCTTGGGCAGGTAAGAACAGATACTGCGTCACAACTACACCACAGCCGACTAAACTTATCAGGGAACTTGTCCAGTTATCCAAGGGTAGGGTTTTGCCTGACGGTACTAAGATAGAACCAAACGTTAAGATAACCTCTGGTTCTACTTTTGATAACTCTGCTAACCTTACTCCAGAGTTTATTAAAGACCTTCGCGCCACATATGAAGGCACTCGCATGGGTCGTCAAGAACTCTATGCAGAGATTATGGAAGAAGCACAAGGTGCACTCTGGACGACAGACATGCTGGATAACTGTTCAGTTAAGCATGAAGACCTTCCCGACTTTACCAGAATTGTTGTTGCACTAGACCCTGCTGTTACCTCTAACGCTGAGAGTGACATGACGGGTATTATTGTTGCTGCACTAGATGTGAATGGTATTGCCTATGTTCTAGGTGATTACACAGATCGTCTATCCCCTCAAGGTTGGGCTTCTAAGGCTGTCGAACTCTACCACCGCTATGGTGCAGATAGGATCGTAGCTGAAAAGAACCAAGGCGGGGATATGGTTAGAACAACTCTTGAAGGTGAAGATGAAACAGTTCCTATTAAACTCGTACACGCTTCTCGTGGTAAATATGCCCGCGCTGAACCTATATCTGCCCTATACGAGCGTAATCTTGTCAAGCATGTTGCAAACCCACCTGATGGGGCCAGCTTAAGCGAACTTGAAACACAAATGCGAACATGGGAACCACTGGGTTCTGTAGGTTCTCCTGATAGACTTGATGCCCTTGTGTGGGCCTTAACTGAATTGTCATTGAATGGCTACAGTAAACCAAAACTCGCCCTTGTTTACAGCAATTCCAAGGGTCTCCTTAATAAATAAATAATGGAAACCTTTAGTCATGGTTAAGAACCTTTCAGAAACAGAGGCCAAAGTAACTCTTGGGGTCTCTGGTGATAACACTCGTAATGGCCAGATTAGGGCTGACGAGTTTCTCCCAGAACTACGTGGTAGGAAAGCTGTCCGTAAGTATCGTGAGATGCGAGACAATGATAGCACTATTGGCGCTGTTATGTACGCTGTGGAACAAATCCTACGCGATGTGAACCTAGATGTTAAGCCAGCTAATGATACCCCTGAAGCTAAAGCTGAAGCTGAGTTTGTTAAAAGTGTCTTGCATGACATGGATCACTCTCTAGACGACCATGTTGCCGAAGCTCTGTCTTTCTTGTCCTATGGCTTTGCTTGGTTCGAAGTTACCTATAAGCGCCGTGTTGGGCCTAATGAGCGTCTTGACAAAAAGCGTTCCAAGTACAGCGATGGTCGTTTGGGTGTTCGTAAGATTGCTTCTCGTGCGCCTTGGACTATTAGCAAGTTTGATATTGACCCAGTTACAGGGGATGTCCTTGGTGTAGAGCAAAGTGTCTCTCGCATAAATGGTAGCAACTATATCCCTGTAAGCAAGTCTCTCTATTATCGTACAACTAGCCTCAATGGTGATGCTTCTGGTCGTTCCATTCTTCGTAACGCTTATACGTCTTACGAGTACTTGAATAACCTACAAGCTATCGAAGCTATCGCAGTAGAACGTGAACTTGCTGGTATTCCAGTTGCTCGTATTCCTTCTGAGTATCTGTCTACTTCTGCTTCTACTGAACAAGCTGGTTTTGTAAATAATCTGCAAACGATCCTTCGTGACGTTAAGTTTAACGAGCAGGGTTACATCATTCTGCCCAGTGATACTTATCCTGATAAAGATGGTGCGCCTACTAACATCCGTCTTGTCGATGTAGAACTTATGTCTTCTAACGGAAGCCGTAATATCGACATTAACCCAATCATTAGCCGTTATCAGCATGACATTGCTCGTTCAGTTCTGTCTGAGTTTTTGTTGCTGGGTACTTCTGGTGGGTCTTACGCACTATCAAAGTCTAAGACAGACCTCTTTCTACGCGCCCTTGAGAGTTACATTCAAGCTGTAGTGGACGTTCTCAATAAGCAACTGGTAGAGAGGTTGTGGAAACTGAATGGTCTAGACTATGCCTTGATGCCAACTATCGTAGCTGGTGACGTTGCTCCCCATGATCTTCGTGAGATTTCTTCCTTCCTTCGTAACCTTAATGGTGCAGGGATTGACGTTAGTAGCCACCCAGAGGTTATTACCGATCTTATGGGAATTGCTGAAATCGAATATGATCCAGAATTGAAAAGTAATCCAAATGACAACGTGGACTAGACACCTATATGAACATAATCCTTTAGCAATAGCTAAGGGAGAAGTCAATGGGTATTCAGTCCTAAACGTATTTGGTTATCAGCCTGTTGTTGGAACGTCTGACATCTGTGTGTGGGAAGATGCTGCTCCTTATGTGTTTCCCACATCAGCCGTAACTATGACTGTTGTTAGCACAAGTGCATCTGATGATACAGGCTTAGGTAAAGTCATTATCTCAGGTCTTGATGCAGATTACAACATCTTGGTGGAAGTTGTTGACCTAGACGGGGTAAATCCTGTTACGACCACAAATGCCTTCTTGCGTATCAACAATGTCAGATTGTCTGTTGCAGGTCTGAACCAAGTTACCAACATCGGTACGATCACTGTAAGCCACGCTGGAGTTACTTACGCTAAGATTTTGCCATCTGTAGGTCAAACGCAGATGTCTCAATATACAGTGCCTAATGGGTATAGCTTCTATTTGACCCGTGTCAATAGCTATGCTCAGCAAAATGGTGGATCGGGCAACTTCAATACCTACAGTGTTGTTGCCTCAAACTCTGTAAGCTACACTGTGCTGCAATCTCCTTACTTCCAAATTTATGAAGCTATGCGAGTTGGCCCATTTAAGTACTCAGAAAAAACTAGCGTTCAATGGCGCTCTCGTACCAACACAAATACTTCAGCAGTTGGCATGGTTATTGAGGGTTATCTAGTCAAAAACACAATTCAAGGCGAACCATAATGAAAGTTGGAGCAAAAGTCTCTTGGAACTCCTCTGGCGGAACTGCTCGTGGTATCATTCGTGAAATAGTCCGCGATGGTAATGTTCCTAATATCCCAGTAAAGATCACAGGCTCTGAAGACGAACCTGCTGCTCGTATTGAGATTCTGGATGATAAAGGTAAACCAACAGGTCAGATGGTAGGTCATAAATTGTCAACGCTTAGCAAAAGATACGAAAACACTGCAAGTCTTCCCAAAGCGGTTAGAGACAAGATTAAAGACCCTAAGAAGCTGCGCCAATGGATGCACGTCTTCAATAGCATGATTGCTGAAGGTCGATCTGAAAGTGCAGCTATGGCTGGTGCTTGGTCTACAGTCAAAAAGATTGATGTCTTCAAGGCACAATACGCTAATGACATCTTTACGACCCCTGCCGAAGCTATGTCCCGTTCTATGGAAATGGGTCTTGGTGGTACAATCCATGTGTCAGACTATGAAGGCCAAGCTGTATATCTTCCAGCCGAAGATGAAGAAGCCTACCTAGACTATTACGCACAACTCGCTGGCCTGCCCACAGAAGACGATTCTGAGGATGAGGTAGGTGAGGATGAGGAAATGGATAGCGAGGCTGTAGACCCCCGTGTAGAGGCGCTACGGGCCATCGTCCAAGAAGTCCTAGCTATGGAGACAATCGACAAGGCAGACTATCAGGGTGAAACTGTAACTCTGAATAAACCTCGTCGTATCCAAGGCGGCAACAAGAAATTTGAAGTCTTTGTTCAAGATGGCGATAGAGTAAAACGTGTAGCTTTTGGCGACCCTAATATGGAAATCCGCAGGGATGATCCAAAGGCTCGTGCTAACTTCCGTTCTCGTATGTCTTGCGACACAGCTTCTGATAAAACTTCTGCAAGATATTGGTCTTGCCGTATGTGGGAAGCAGATACATCGGTGAGTGAAATGACGAAAGCAGAATATAGCCTAGAGGGTAAAATCCTTAAAGTCGATAATGAACAACGAATGGTCTATGGTTGGGCCTCTGTGGTCACTGAAAATGGTGTTCCTGTCGTTGATCGTCAAGGCGATGTAATTGAAGCCGATACTCTAGTAAAGGCAGTCAATAATTTCATGGAGCATGTGCGCGTAGGCAAGGCGATGCACACAGGGGAACAAGTTGGTGTTGTTGTACACTCTCTCCCCGTCACTAAAGAAATTTGTGATGCTCTTGGTATCCAATCTGACCGCGAAGGATGGGTTGTCGCATACAAAGTATACGATGATAGTGTCTGGACAAAGGTAAAGAGTGGTGATCTTGCGGCTTTCAGTATTGGTGGCCGTGCTAACAAGGAGGAAATCTAATTGCCAAATCTCCTGAAAAACTTGCAGCTTGAAGAACTCTCTCTTGTAGACCGCCCAGCTAATGCACAGGCAATGGTTTCCCTCTTTAAGCGCGATAACTCTCAAGAGGATATTGAGAAAATGGACACTAAAATGAAAGCCAAGGTTAAGGCTTACATGGCAGCTAATGACTGCTCTGAGGCCGAGGCTATGAAGGCTTGTGGGGCTGATATGATGAAAGCAGACACTACTGTTTCTGAAATTGATACTCTTAAAGCTGAAAATGAAGCTCTGCGTATTGATAATGAGCGTCTAGTTAAGGCTCTAGATGACGAGGGTTACGTTGTTAAAGCTGACGTAATCGAAAAGAAAGCTCCAGTAGAGACTATTGAAGTTGGTGGCGTATCCGTTGTTAAAGCTGATATTCCTGCACCAGTTCTCAAAGCTCTTGAAGAAGCTGAAGTTGCTAAGAAGCAACATGAGATTGAGAAGGCCGACATTGAACTGACTAAGCGCGCAGAAGAAATCCTGCCCCATTTCAATGTTAATGTTGCCAAACCTTTGCTCAAATCCTTTGCAGAAGACAAAGCTATCGTAGAAGCACTTAAAGCTGCTGACAATGCCTTTGCTGCTGCTATGACTGAAATTGGTAAAGCTGATGTAAATGGTCAGTTTTCTACCGCAGCCGAAGAAATGGAAGCCCTTGTTAAATCCTATATGGATGAAAATGGCTTGAAAAAGAGTGACTACGCCAAAGCCTATGCGGCTGTAGCTAAAACCGATGCAGGTAAAACCCTCATCAATAAATCCTACAAAGGGGAATAATTATGGCCGTTATGCAATCTCGCGATAACCGCACTTATATCGCTGGCGCTGATCTGTCGGCTGCTCAGTTCAAGTTTGTTAAAATCTCTGGCGCTAACGTAGTTGTCGCCTCTGTTGCTGGTGAACAGTGCATTGGTGTCTGCCTTGTTGGTGGAGCTTCGGGTGCTGCTGTGACTGTTGTTCGTAGTGGTTCCGTTATGGTGACCGCTGGCGCAACCATTACTGCTGGTGCAGCCGTTTCTACGGATGCTGCTGGTCTGGCTAAAGCCGCTGCTACGGGCAACATCATCATGGGCTACGCTCGTGAAGCTGGTGTCAATGGTCAAGTCATCGAGATCGAACTGATCTCTGGTGGTAACGCTTCGGCCTAATCTTAAGTATTAAAAGGATACTACAATGCCATTTTTGACCCCCTCGGCTGTACATGTTGACCAGCCATTGACCAACTTGACTCTGGCTTATATGCAAGAGCAAACGAACTTTATCGCTGACAAAGTGTTCCCCACTGTGGGCGTGCAGAAGCAGTCGGATAAATACTACATTTATGACCGCGCAAACGGCAATCGTGCTGGCGATGTGAAAGCATTGGCTCCTCGCACTGAAGTTGAGCGTATCGGCTTGTCCATCTCGAACAGCTCGTACTTTACGGATGTTTATGGTCTGGGCATGGACTTTGACGAGCAGACTTTGGCTAACGAAGATGCTATGTTGGAAATCCGTTCGGCTGGTGCTACGACCCTTGTAAATCGTCTGTTGATCCATCGTGAGGAGCAGTTTGCTTCGACGTTCTTCGCAGCTTCGGTGTGGGGTACGGAATACACTGGTGTGTCGGGTACGCCTTCGACGGGTGAAGTTAAGCAGTGGTCGGATTACACCAATGCAACGCCAATTCGTGACGTGACGACTGCTCGTCGTGCAATGCAACTGAAGTCGGGTGGCTTTAAGCCTAACACGATGGTTGTGGGTAAAGAAACCCGTGACATTCTGGTCAATCACCCTGACATCTTGGCTCGTCTGAATGGCGGCGCTACTGTCTCGAACACTGCCCTGATTACCAATGCTAAACTGGCTGAAATCTTTGAAGTAGAGAACTTCTACGTCATGGAAGCTGTGAAGAACACTGGTGCTGAAGGTTTGGCAGAAAGCAACGCCTTCATCGGTGGTAAGTCGGCTCTGTTGACCTACACGCCTCGCACTGCTGGTCTGATGACCCCTGCTGCTGGTGTGACCTTCGCTTGGAATAACCTGCAAGGCGTAAACAACCTTGGTATCACTGTTGAATCGTTCTCGGACGATGCTCTGAAGCGTCAACAGATTGCTGAAATGATCCAAGTCAAGATGGCCTACGACATGAAAGTTGTTGGCGCTGACATGGGTGTGTTCTTCAAGACCATCGTTGCTTAATCTGCAATAAACTAATGGTGTGTCCGAGGTTAATAGCTTTGGACACACCCAATCATAACAGAACATAATATTGTCCTTACAAGGAATTGTCAAAATGCACCCTTCATACTTGGGTTGGCAGGTCGATTGGCCTGTATTTATTAAGATGCCTTTGTCAGCAGATGGCAAAGAGTGGAAACGTGATGAACACTTTAACTGGTTGGAACGTGGTATTGAGGCTGATAAAGTATCTATCCTGTACAAATCTGGTTATCTCCATCACAACACAGAACTAGAAATTCAGAATAAAGTTGGTGATCGTCTTTCAGAGATGAACGGCAGTCAACTAAAAACTCTCGTAAATTTGATTAACGCAGAGGTTAAAAAGCGAACCTCTAGCACCAACGAGTTCGAGAATAAGCGATGTAAGCAATCTACTCTAGACGATAAGCAACGTGGCCTTATTCGTCGTTTCCTTGTAGGGAACAAGTGGATTATGGATGATTTCTACAAGATGCGAGACACTATTCTCGGTGAATAAATAATAGGGGACGACTTTATGGCGTGGACATACAATGCCGCTGATCTAAACACTACCACACCTTCTGGTCGTCTCAATACTGTACGTCTCCTTGTGGGTGATACTGATACCACAGATCAGCAGGTTCAGAATGAAGAAATTACATTCAGCTTAGCTGAGAATAATGACAACACATACCTCTCTGCTGCTTGGATTGCAAGGGCTATTTCCTCTAAGTATGCTCGTCTGGTTACAACTAAGCTAGATGGCGCTCTTAGTGCTGATTACTCCGATCTTGCTAAACAGTACCAAGGTCTCGCTGACCAACTTGAATACAGAGGTAAGACAGACGGGGCTTCTATTGGTGTCCTTGCTGGTGGTATTACCAAGTCTGGCATTGAAGCTGTAAGAGCGAATACCAATCGAATTGAAGGTAGCTTCCGTAGGGATCGTTTCAAGAACCCACCAAGCTACGATACCCCAGAGTATGAATAAGGAGTAGGATATGTCCTTTCGTTCCTACGACCTTCTTAGGTTGGTGAGAGACTTCGGTAAAGAACTCACTCTTAGAAAGAAGACTACTGCTGGTTCCTATAGTCCATCTACTGGCACTGTAACAGGGTCTTCTACCACAGATTATACATTCAGTGGTTACTTCTTTAACTTCTCTGTTGGCCTGCCCACTAACGATGAACTTCGTAGGGGAACTCGTAGGTGTATTGTCCCTGCCCTTGGTCTTGCTGTTGCCCCTGACGATGGGGATTTGATTGTTGGTCAAGGTGATAATGTAACTATCGTCAAAGTCACTACTGTATTCAATTCTGGTACTGCTGTTTGCTATATCTGTGAGGTCTCTGAGTAATGACCAATGACCCCATTAGAACTCAAGCAACATTCAAAGCACTTAAAGACAAGATTGAGAACCTCACAGTAGAAAAAATAGAGACTAGGTTAGAAGAAGTCTCATATTATGCCACTCACACAGCTTTACAAGATGGCGGACTTGGCACTGGGGTTGACACTGGCGCTTATGTTACATCTTTTTCTTTAGGTGCTGCTGGATTTAGTGGTGGCCGAAAAAGAAGTTCTAGGGGTAAGCCTACTAAGCAAGATGCTGCTACTAAAAAGCAAGAGGGCTACAGTAACTTGTTGTCGGATATTAAAGGGCTTAATATTAAGCAGATGTTATCTCTTGGCAACATAAAGTTTACCCTTCGTAATAGATCACCCCATGCAAGAAAAGTCGAAGATGGCTGGACTAGAAAAGATGGGAGTAAACTAGACGGGTATAATGTCTTCCGTAAGATTAGGAGCAAGTTTAGATAATGGCGAGTGTTTATGATGACATTAGGGCCGCTTTGGAAGTCAGACTATCTGCTGTTTCGGGTATCCCTGCTATTGCTTACGAGAACGTCTCTTTTAGCCCCACTACAGGCACTCCATTCGTTCAACCTAAGTTTATCCCTACCTCTCGTAGACCTGCTGTAAGGGGCGCTAATCCTCAACAAAGATATGAGGGTGTCTTTACAGTATTCTGCTATGTGCCAGAGGGTAATGGCCCTGCTGCTGCTGACGACCTAGCCGACAAGGTGATTGAAGCCTTCGATGCTACAACTGATATTTCTTTCACTAATGCTGCCTCTGAAACAATCATAGTTTCTATTGACTACGCAGAAAGAGATAATGGCTTCATTGACAACCCTTGGTATTATGTCGCTGTAAATATCGGCTGGTATCTATATAAATAATTCCCCACAGGAGACATTAAAATGCCCTTTTCGCAAGGCTCTCGTTCCAGCCTATCGTTTGTTACAGAAGTAACATTTGGTACTACCCCCGCTGGTAACTTTACTAACCTACCTTTCTCTACCCACTCGCTGAACTTGACCAAAGATCGTGTTGCTGGCAATGATATCCAAGCTGATCGTATGCCTCGTGTTGATCGTCATGGCAATCGTCAAGTAGCTGGTGACATTGTTGTTGACCTACGTGATGGTGTATATGATGCCTTCCTAGAATCAGCTATGCTCAATGCTTGGTCTACTAACGTCTTGAAAGTTGGTACTACGCCTAAGTTCTTCTCTATCGAAGATTACGCTGCTGATATTGACCAAGCTCGTTTGTTTACTGGTATGTCGGTCTCGACTATGGGTGTCTCTCTGGCCCCTAACCAGATGGTTACTACCACGTTTGGTATGGTAGGTAAAGACATGACCATCAGTGCTACCCAGAAGACCCAGACAGCCGCTGCCAACAATGCTCCTTTCGATGCTTACTCAGGTGACATTGCCATTGGTAACGTAGGCTCAAGCTCTGCTGTAGCGATTGTAACTGGCCTTGACTTCACTTTGAACAACTCGTTTGCACCTACCTTTGTGATTGGCGACAGTTCTGCCCCATCGCTTGAGTATGGTCGTGCTGAGATTGAAGGTACTATCACTGCTTACTTTGAAGATACGGCTCTGATTAACCGCTTCTTGAATGAAACTGAAACAGAACTTGAAGTCTCTGTGAATGATCCAACTGGAACTAACGCTTACTCGTTCTTGTTCCCACGTATTAAGATTAACAGTGCAGATGTTCCTGTTGATGGCCCAACCAGCCGTATCATCAACCTGTCCTTCGTGGCTTTGTATGATGCAACTGAAAACTCCAACTTGGTCATTACTCGTCCTGCATAGTTTACGTAACCCCTAGCTAGGGAGAGGAAGCGTAGGAGTCGGGTCTTACGCTTCCTCACAAATTACCTAATACAGTAAATAACCCGACAAAACAACTACAAACCCCGACAATTTACCTTAAAGGATAACCCGACTATGGATTTGCTAGACCTGACCCCGAAATCAGAAGAACTTGTTGTTGCCCTTAAGCACCCCGCTACTGGGGACATTCTTAAGAATGAAGATGGCAGTGACATGAGCATTACAGTATTTGCCCCTTACTCGAAAGAGTATAAAAAAGTCCTGCATGAGATGACCAACAAACGTCTCAAGAAGTTGCAAGGTAAGGGGGCCAAAGAAATTACAGCAGAAGAACTTGATGAAATCTCGCTAGATAGTTTGGCTAAGACGACTAAAGAATGGAATATCACTTTTAATGGTGAGAAGCCTAAGTTGTCATTGGCTAAAGCTCGTGAGATTTATGAAAGGGTCTTCTGGATCAAGGCTCAAATCGAAGAAGCCTCGGAGGAAGCTCTGGGTTTTATGAAAGCCTAACTTGTGACCTCTGTAATTGGGCTGAACATCAGTTTAAGCTCAATAGACGTGACAAGGATGGCATAACTGAGAGAGAGCATCTTGAGCAAGTAGAAAGGCAGATTGGACGTAGACCTGAAGCATTGGAACCCCCGACAGATTTCCCAATGTTACTAGGACACGTCTGGTCTGCCTATTGTCGTTTAAGTAACAGAAGAAACCAAGGTTTCAATGGGCCAGATCGACTTACCCCAACCGCAATTAAAGACTGGTTGGAAATAACAGGTGAGGTATTGAACCCTTGGGAAGTAGATGTTATATTTCGACTGGATGATACATACATGAGGTGTATAAATGGTTGACGAAAAGTGGTGTAATGATTGCAAAACGTCTCTCCCCATCTTAGACTTCTACAAAGATAAAAGCGTGGGCGATGGGTTTGACTACTTCTGTAAGCTGTGTAGAAAAAAGCGGAAGTTGTCACGAAAGACCCACGAGAGTGGCTACCACAAAGCGTACAGGGACAGTCACCAGAAAAAGCGAGAACAATACTCCCGTCAGTTTAACGAAGAAAATAAAGACTACTTCACAAACTGGAGACAATTAAACAAAGGTAAGATGAGAGCCTACTCTAAGAAGTACCGCTCTATAAAATCTAAAGCAACGCCACCTTGGTTGACTGAGGCTCAGTATGAGGCAATAGAGTCTTTTTACCTATATGCAAGGGATTGCGAAGTGGTCAGCGGCGAAAAATATCACGTAGATCATGTTGTTCCCCTACAAGGTAAAAACGTTTGTGGCCTCCATGTCCCTTGGAACTTGCAAGTGTTACCCGCTGACATAAATATTTCCAAGTCAAACAAATGGTGAGCAATAGAAGAAGTATGGGGTTTTCTGGGCCTAACCCAATTACCTTTGAGCAGATAAAAGCGTGGAAAGAATTGACTGAAACACCGATAGATACTTGGGAGATACAAGCAATCATTAGGTTAGATGAAGTCTATATGGGGGTGGCTAATGGCTAATGACTTAGTTGAAATTGGTATTAACGTAAAAAGCAATGCTGATGCTGCCTATAAAGGTCTTAATACCTTAAATGGAGCGGTTGTAAATTCTATCAAATCTGCTGAAAGACTAGAGAAGAATTATGCACTCTTGGACAAAGCTGTTGCAAAGAAAAAGATAACCCTTGAGCAATATGCAAAAGGTGTGCAACAAACAGATGCTGCAATAGCAAGTCTACAACAACGCATGAATGATAGTTCTGTGGCAGTCCAAAACTACGGAAGGCACGTTAATCAGGCCAAAGGTTACACAAATCAGCTAGGCTTGGTTACACAGCAATTTGGTTATCAAGTGGGTGACTTAGCAGTTCAAGTTCAATCTGGGACTAACTTTTTTGTTGCTTTCGGACAACAGGCTACCCAGCTTGTCGGTACATTTGCAATGCTATCTCAGTCTACAAAAATGATTGGGGTTTTCACTGCACTTGGGATAGCAATTCCAGTGATTACTGGTATCCTTGCCTATATGACTAGGACTAAAGAAGAAACAGTTAAAACTGTAGACGCATTTCAAAAACTACGTGATGCTACTAAAGAACTCAATACTGAGCGTATGAAACTAAATGATCCGAAGTTTGATGAAAACCTAGTTGGGACAAGAGAAGAACTAGACAGACTAGCAAAAGCCTATGAAGACGCTGCAAAAAAAGCAGACGAACTAGCCCTAAAACAAAGCCTTTCTTATGGTCGAGGTGGGGCTGGTATTGCTGTTGCATCCATGCAAGCAAAATTAGCACAAGAGGCTGCTGATGCTGCTGTAGAAAAGGCAAAAGCTGAACTCCATGCTTATCAACAAGAAGTCGGACTTGCTAAAGCGCGGGAGATGAATAACGCCCGTATTGATGCTCAAAACGAACAAGGTCTTCGTGACCTAGAAGCAAAGAGAGCTTTGGGCATTTCTATTCTGTCTACTATTATAGAGGAATCAAGAAAAAGGGCGGAGATCGCTAAGAGCATTGGGGAAGCGCACCTTGATGCACTAGGTCTCTCTACTGTAAATATCGAAGGTGGAATTAACAGGGCAGCAGAAGCAGCTAGAGTTCTTGCTTCAAATTTGGGCATCTCTTTATCTGCTGCTACAAATATGGTCAATCTGGCTGCTAGTGACAGGTTAAAGCAACTTCAATTTGAGTTTTCCGCTGGCGGACAAGCCATGCAAAGATATGGCTCTCGTGGTGCTAATGTTGGTGCAGGTATGCCCATGATTGGCCCAGATGGTATCCCAATGTTGCCAAGCACAGGTAACGGCGGTGGTGGTGGCGGGGGTGTTGCTAGTCCAGATGCTCTTGAAGCACTTCTAAAGAGAGTAGAACTTGAGAAAGAACTGCTTGGTACATCAGAAGCGTATAAAGAGGTTATGCAAGCCATTAAAGGCTCTGATAGGGAATATTCTGAGGCATCTATTCAAAATGCTGTAGCTCGTCTAGAAGCTGTTAACAAAGAAAAAGAAGCTCTGCGACAAATGGAGTCTCTGCAACAAAGCGTGGCTGATACTATCGGTGATGGTTTTATGTCTATGGTAGATGGCACAAAGAGTGTCAAGGATGCCTTTAGAGATATGGCTCGTAACATTATCAGACAGTTGTATGATGTCCTTGTTGTACAGCGTCTTGTTGGTAATGTACAGAGTGGAACTGGTATTGCAGGTTTCCTTGGTAAACTATTTGCAGATGGTGGCGCTTTCAGTGCTGGTCGTCAAATCCAAGCTTATGCTAATGGTGGTGTTGTTGGTGGCCCTACTTACTTCCCTATGGCTGGCGGTAAAACTGGTCTAATGGGAGAAGCTGGCCCAGAAGCTATCATGCCACTCAAGCGTGGCAGAGGTGGTAAACTTGGTGTTTCTGTCGAGGGTGCTTCTGGTTCTGTTGTTGTCAATAATAATATCAATGTAAGTGGTGGCTCTGATCCTGCCGCTATTCGTGCTGAAGTGGCGAAACTTATGCCACAGATCACAAGTGCTACTAAGAGTGCTGTTATTGATGCTCGTAGACGTGGTGGACAAATGAAAGCCGCCTTCTCATAAAAGGATAATTACTTTGGCTATTACTTACCCATTGACGCTACCTACTTCTATTGGTATTGCTGAAATAACACTGTATGCTAACAATGCCGTTGCAATTAGTCAATCTCCCTTTACTTTCCAGCAGCAAATTATTCAACATGCTGGTCAAAGGTGGACAGCTTCGGTCTCTATTCCACCAGTACGTAGAGACTTAGCTGAACCTTGGAATGCTTTCTTATTGGCTCTGAATGGGCCTGTAGGAACCTTCCTCTTAGGAGACCCTAACGCTAAGGCCCCTAGGGGAACAGCCTCTACAGCCACGCTTACAGGGACTGCTGGATCATCTAGCCCTACGATCACTATGACAGGTACTTTGCTGGCTGGTGACTATATCCAACTTGGTTCTGGCAGTACAGCAACTCTACATAAAGTTCTTGTTGATCGAAGTGGTAGCGGAACCTTAGAGATTTGGCCTAAACTTCGTTCTTCTGTGACAGGCGCTACTGTAACACTAAGTAATACTGTTGGCAGGTTCCGCCTGTCTAGTGGTCAGCAATCATTCAGCATCGACAGTGCCAGTAGTTATGGCATTAGTTTTGATTGTGTAGAGGCAGTTTAATATGAGCAGGGATATTACTACATCAGTACTTAATTCCCTTGATGATAGCGTTATTACCCCATTCTTTGCTGTTGACTTAGATTTTGATAGCGCACCCTTGTACGTTTGGTCTGGTTATGGGGATTTGATTATTGGGGCTAAAACTTACATTGGAACTGGTGAACTCCTTAACATATCTTCTGTATCAGAGACCACTGAAATGGAAGCTAAAGGTGCAACAATTACTATGTCTGGGATACCTTCTAGGTTCCTTTCCTTTGCTTTACAAGAACCTTACCAAGGGCGGGAGTGTCGTATTTACTTTGGGATAACTAACAGTCCATCTGATTATGTAGAAGTGTTTTCTGGTGAACTAGACCAAATGAATATAGAAGAACAAGTGGAAACGGCTAATATCTCCGTTACTGCTGAGAACGTATTAGTTAAACTAGAACGTCCAGTCGTAAGAAGATTTACTAATGAAGACCAGAAGTCTCGTTTTCCTAGTGATCGTGGCCTAGAGTATGTAGCTTCATTGCAGGATAAAGAAATCTTTTGGGGGAGAGTAGCTAAGTGATAACATATCAACAAGAATCTTTAGCTACTTGTAAAGCAGACGCTATCCCTTTGTTAGAAAAACATTGGGAAGAAATAGCTCTTAACAAGGAAAAGATTAAGTTAAATCCAGATTGGAAAGCCTATGCTGATCTAGAGGATGCAGATATACTCAAGATTTTTACTGCTAGAGAAGACGGAAAAAAACTTGTTGGTTATTTTGTTGTATTTGTAAAAGCCCATATCCACTATAAAGATCACTTGTTTGCTTACAATGATATTCTTTTTGTTGACGAAGATTATCGTAAGGGTTTTACTAGTGTCAGACTTATGAAGTTTGCCGAGAAATGTTTGAAAGTAGATGGTGTAGAAGTTATGGTCGTCAACACAAAAAGACATAAACCTTTTGATTCTCTACTCATTTGGTTAGGGTATAAACACGTAGAAAATCTTTACTCAAAGGTGTTGTAATGGCAGTATCAGCAATAATAGCAGCCCTATCAACTGGGGCAACTGTTTTTACTGGGGGGGCTTTGTTTGGAGGCTCAATTTTAACCACCTTTTTGGTAAGAACTGCTATGGGCGCTGCGCTTAATGCGCTTACACCTAAAGCTAAAACTAGTGGTGGTGGTGGCTCTAGCGGTGGCTATAGTTTACGAGGAGACTCTGGATCGGCCCTAGATCATCAAATTATTTATGGTGAAACTAAGGTTGGTGGTGTTCGTGTATATGATGCCTCTACGGGTGTTGATAATAAATTCTTACACAGGGTTATTGCTTTTTCTGGACACGAGATTGATAGTTATAGACAGATTTATCTTAATGATGAACTTGTAACACTTGATGGTTCGGGCAATGTGACCTCTCCTTCTAGATACAATGGTTATGTACGTATTAAGACCTATCTTGGTACAACAACACAAAATGCTGATCCCGATCTTATAGCAGAAACTTCAGGTTTATCTGATGGGGTCTGGACAACGAACCATAGGTTACAGGGTATATCTTATATTTATGTTAGGTTTACCTATAATCAAGACGCTTTTCCTAATGGCTTACCTTCTGTATCTGCTACTATTCGTGGGAAAAAGGTTTATAATCCTGCAACCAATACTACTGCTTGGAGTGATAATCCTGCTTTATGTCTGAGAGATTACCTGACCTCTGCTTATGGATTAAATCAAGACGCTTCTCGGATTGACGATGAACTTGTAAGTACTGCTGTTACCATATGCGATCAAATAGTGTATGATCAAAAGAGATATACTTGTAATGGAGCATTTATTACAGGTGTTCAACCAGCCTCAATTCTGAATGATTTGTTGACCTCAATGGGAGGTTTATTGTGGTATGGTCAAGGTAAGTGGCGCATGAAAGCCTCTACTTGGACTGAACCAACTGTGTCTTTTGACGAAAATGACTTGCGCTCTGGGATTTCTTTATCAACTAGACATTCTCGCAGAGACAATTTTAATTCTGTAAAAGGTACATTTAGGGGAGCAGAGAGCGATTGGCAAGCAGCAGACTATCCAGAGGTCAGTGACCCTGTATTTTTGGCCGCTGATAATGGGCTAGTAAACGTATTAGATTTTACCCTGCCTTTTACTTCATCTAGTGCTACAGCACAAAGAATCGCTCGTATTGCCCTTAATCGTAATAGAGAACAATTAACCTTTAGTGCTTCTTTTGGTATTAAAGCCTTTCAAGTTCAAGTTGGGGATTTTGTTTATATCAATAACCAAAGATTTGGCTGGACTAATAAGCCCTTTGAAGTAATAGAGTGGACTTTTGGCCTAACTGAAGACCTTGATGTTCAAACCCAGATGACGCTTAGAGAGATCAGTCAAGGGGTCTTTACTTCAACAGAACCTTCTGTTTTTGAGAGTAATAACACTACCCTTCCAGACCCTTTTACTCCAACTACTGTTGGGGTTTCTTTGAGCGATGAACTCAGGATTATTAACGAACAAGTCTTTGGGGTGCTAAAGATTGATATTACATTTAGCGACCCAAGTGTAGATTATGTAGAGGTCGAGTATAAGCTATCTTCGGACAGTAATTTTGTTAGCCTTGGCAGATTTTCCACAGGAAAGGCGGAAATTATTGGTGTTGTAGATGCTTTCTACGATGTACGAGCTAGAGCAGTAAACTTTTTTAATGTACGTGGGCCTTGGAATACAATTTCTAACTGGTTTGTTTCACCATTCATTGACCCTCCATCAGATGTAGAGAACTTCTCTGCTAACGTGGTTGGAAATTCCCTGCACTTAACTTGGACAGCCGCCCCTGATCTAGACCTTTCTCACTATAGAATCAGATATTCTAAAGAGACCCTTGGGGCAACTTATTCAAATGGTGTGGATGTAACTAGCAAAGTCTCTCGTCCAGCCACAAGTGTTGTTGTTCCCGCCAAGACAGGTACTTATTTTATTCGTGCTTATGATAAGTTAGGTAATGGGAGTTTAACACCAACCTCTGTTGTTGTCATAACAGACACAGCAAACATTGATAATCTTAATGTCGTAGCTACTCTCACAGAAAACCCAACTTTCTCTGGAATTAAGACAAACCTAGCTGTTTCAGAAATCTCTGGTATCCCTTCTCTTATTTTAACTAGCGTTACACTTTTTGATAGTACAACTGGAGACTTTGATTCTGCCTTGGGGCTATTTGATTTTGGTAGTGAATTAGTTGGCTCTGGTTATTATGAGTTTGCTAATTATATTGATCTTGGGGCTAAATATGTATCTCGTGTCTCTACTGATATTGGGCTTACTCTGGCAAGTTATAGTAATACGTTTGATACTACAACTGGAGATTTCGATGCTCGTATAGGTCTATTCGATGGTGACCCTAATAACTTTGATAACACTTCTGTAATCATGCAGTTTGCTTATACAAATGATGACCCTTCTGGTATGCCTAATTGGAGTGCTTGGCAAGATTTCTTTGTAGCAGATGTTACTGCAAGAGCTATCAAATTTAGGGCAAAACTTTTATCTTCTGACAATAGTTCAAGCCCTGCAATTACTGGGTTATCAGTGACTGTGGATATGCCTGATCGGGTAGAAGCTCAAAGTGACCTTAGTTTTACTGGTACGATTAATATAACATTCCCCAGCCCTTTTAAAGCAGCACCTGCTATTGGTCTTTCTCTAGCTAACCTACAAAATGGGCAAAGGTATGCTATCACCAGTAAAACTGCTTCTGGATTTTCTCTAACTGTGTATGACAGTGGTGGTACTGTAGCTACAAACACAGTAACACTCGACTATGTGGCTAAAGGCTACGGAAAAGGACTTTAAAAATGAGCCAACATGACTTCAATATTGCCAACCAAGGCTTCCCAGCTTTTCGTACAGACTTAAACAATGGTCTTACTGCATTGGCAACAAATTCTTCGGGTGCAACTGCGCCTTCGACTACTTATGCTTATCAGTGGTGGTACGATACTACTACTAATATTCTAAAAATGCGTAATGCGGATAATGATGCTTGGATTAACTTTGCCAATTTTGATCAAGTTAATGACCTTTGGTCTGTGACCTCTCTTAGAGCTACAACAGAAGTCAGAACTCCTGCTGTTCTTGATGCTACAGGTGGTAACACAGCCACGATCAACGGCATTCCGCTGCGCCCTGGCGTTCTGGACCCTGAAAACCGCATCATCAACGGGGCCTTCGACTTCTGGCAGCGGGGGACGAGTTTCACAACTGCGGTGTATGGGGCTGATCGCTGGCTTAATTCGCTAAGCGGCGGCACGGTGACTATGTCGCGTCAATCCTTCACTGTCGGGGATACGCTGGGCAATAACAGCCCGACATTCTTTCTGCGCCAGTCCACGAGCGGGCAGACACTGGCCTCGCACTTTGCGTTAACGCAGCAACGCATTGAGGGCGTAAGAGCATATGCAGGCCAAACCATCACGATACTCGGTTGGGCGCGCCGATCATCTGGCACAGGTAATATGGCCATCGAAATGTCGCAGAGTTTTGGTACGGGCGGCTCTCCTTCCGCCGATGTGACAGGCACTGGCCAGACAGTCACGCTCACGTCATCGTGGGCGGCATTTGCCGTGACCATTGCCGTGCCATCCATCACAGGAAAGACGCTAGGATCAAACGGGAATGACTACCTCGCGGCCAATTTCTGGACATCCGCAGGGTCAAACTTTAACGCCCGTACCAACTCCCTCGGCCTGCAAACTATCGGCGTTGACCTGTGGGGCATCCACATCAAGCAGGGTACGCACACTGTTGCGGCGGCTGATCTTTATCGCCAGCCTGAACTGGGGACTGAGTTGGCACGGTGTCAGCGGTATTATACTTCGTGGGGCGGAACCACCGTATATGAAAGGATTGGCTTAGGTCAGGTCGTTAGTAATGTAGCTGCAACCGTTTTTCTTACACCACCCATGACTATGCGGGGAACGCCCGCGCTTTCTACAAGCGGTTCGCTTGCGCTTATTGCAGCTAATGGGAGCGTTGCCCCCGCGACATCAACCGTAGGTGACGGGATAACTCCTTATTTAACTACCATTTTTGTAAATGCGTCTGGCGGGGGCCTTACCGCAGGAAATGCAACGCAATTTGTGACGAACAATAATACGACCGCGCGACTGGCGTTGGATAGCGAGCTATGACCATGAACACCATCATCTCAGCCCAATACTGCAACGACAGCATTACGGGCCAACCGTCCAGCATCCTTGCCACCATCGACGGCATCGAGTGGTCTATCCCCTTGGCGGCAGGCAATCGTCACTATGACGAGATCATGCGTCAGGTTGAAGCTGGTACGCTCGTAATCCAAGATGCAACACCAACTGAAACGATAAAGCCACCTGAGACGAAACCTTCGCTCTAAGAATACCTAAACTTAACTAAATTTTAAGGGGCGATTATGCGTATTAAAAACGTAGAGGCTATCAAAGAGCATGAAGACCTAAGACTAACTTCTTATCTACCAACAAAGAATGATGTTTGGACTATTGGTTGGGGTCATACAAAAAATGCTAAACCTAATATGACTATCACTGTTGCCCAAGCAGAGCAGTTTCTTAGGGAAGACCTAGCGTGGGTAGAAGACACTATCGACAGGCTAGTAAAGGTTCCCCTCACACAGAACCAGAGGGACGCTCTAGGCTCTCTGATCTTCAATATAGGTGGTGGGGCCTTCGCTGGGTCAACAGTGCTTCGTAGGCTAAATTTGGGGGACTACAAGGGGGCTGCTGATGCCTTCCTAATGTGGAACAAACAAAAAGATAAGCAAACTGGTAAGATGCTCCCACTCAGGGGCCTTACTATACGTAGGAAAAAAGAGAGAGACCTATTCAATGCCTGATGAACCTTGGCACTTATCTAAGAGCGTACCCCTAACACTGATCTTTGCCATTGCATGTCAAACGGCTGCTATCATTTGGTTTGCCGCTTCTCTTAGAAATGACATTGACTCTAGCGCAGAGGACATTATCCGTCTTGATGCAAGAACCACTAGCCTTGAAAGCATCGTACAAACTCAAGCTATCACTCTAGCTAGAATAGACGAGAACATCAAGGGGATCAGAGAATATCTTGAAAGAGATAAACCATAGGTGATAATCGTGAGAAAGACATTCAAACGAGAAGTAGCAGTAATCCTTCTGTTATGGCTATTCTACGTTGTAGAGGTAAAAGATGCTAAAATTATTGAAATTCTCGTTTGGCCCATCTTCACGTTTGTTACTGCTGCTTTTGGTCTTGACCAGTATAGCAAGCTGCGGGACAAGCCCACTGGGCCTTCTGACGGGAAGGGGAACTAACGTAGCCGCCAATACCCAAGTGGGAAAGACTAATAGCCAGACTATTGGAACAACAAACAATACTGAACAGAAGTTAGAGTTTGATACGGCTGGTAGGGTATTTCAGTCTACAGACAATAACAGGGTTAAGACGGAATCAGTAGAGAATGTAACTGTCAATGAGACAAACCCTTGGGTGATCCTTCTGCTAGTACTTGGTTGGTTGTTGCCTAGTCCCAATGAAATCGGTAGGTCTATCAGAAGTCTGCTCTCCCGTAAGAAATAACACTGCAATACAAATGAAAAAGCCGCGCCTAGGATCAAACCTAAGTGCGGCTTTTTGCTATTCTACTTCTTGGATCAGCCAACCTAGATAAACTTGGGCTTTCTTCAAGTCTTCTAGACCATTCTTGTAGCGCCAGCGATGCAAGTATTTAGCTATGTTACCTCGCAAGTACCCAATGTATTCTTCTTTAGTAAGGGAGTCTTTGATATAGTCGATAGCCTCAATCTTACCTTGACCATAGTGTGATGGACTATTCACATTGTCAACAGTATCGTCAATATCTGGATAATTAAAATACCCAAGGTTCATAGCGGGTTCCCCATCATAAGGCTTAAAATGGTTATCCCATGAATCGAAGTTAGAACTCCACCAAATGTCTCCTTCTGTTAAGAGGGCATAAATAATTTTTCTCGCGCCATCGAGCACCTCTTTCACAGTGACTACATCTCCCTCGCGCACACTTGCACATAAAGGATAGTCTTCTTTAGCAACCCACAGGCTTCCTACTTCTACTTTACTCATAGTTTCTCTCCCATAAATACTTTGACCCACATAGCAGTGACGTCTGATCTGATAATATCACCTACTTCAAACTCTACAATAGAGACAGGAAGCATGTGTTTCTTAGCTAGGTGAATAACCTTTGTAAGACCATCGGCCTCTTTAAGATCGCTTTGTTGCACATCACCATTAAGAACGATAGTAGAGCCTTCACCAACCCTTGTCAACAACATTTTGAGTTCGTGAGTAGTGATGTTCTGTGTCTCGTCCACAATAATAAAGGCGTTCTCAAAAGACCTGCCTCGCATAAGAGCCAGAGGGGCCATTTCAATGTTACCATTCTTGATTGCAGTTTCCACTGCCCCCTTACCCAGATGCTTCTCTAGGACATCAAGTACAGGTAAAGCCCAAGGCATAGTCTTCTCTTGTAGATCACCCTTTAGAAAACCCAACTCTTTGCCGACAGAGACCATAGGACGTGTAATAACGATCTTATCAATCTTCTTTAGCGTATATAGGTCTGCGGCATAGGTTGCTGTAACGTAAGTCTTACCAGTACCTGCGGGGCCAAGGATAAAGACTTGAGTACTAGACTTCAAGGCATTGATTAAGTCTTGCTGTTTAGCTGTTTTAGCAACAAGTCCAGAGGTAAGTTTTACATCAGAGTTCTTGTATTTAGTTGTACGACGAGTAGATTTACGAGAGCCTTGAGCTTCATTATCAGGGATCATAGCTTACTTTCTTTATCTTTAAGATATACCTCTAGCTCTGCGTACCCACCAATATAATGGTCTCCATCCCAAATCTGTGGTAGGGTATTCAACTTAGCTACTTTCATCAACAATTTAGTTAGTGGGTGGTCATGGTACAAATAGTATTTATAGACTTCATTTTTAATCTCTAATAGTTTTGCTGCTTTATCACACCAAATGCAATCCCAACGCCCAATAATTGTGTACATATTTTATCCCTTGTGTTGGTTGGCCCGCCCTGAGGGATTTGATTGAGGTGTTAACAATGCGCCCTCATTCAGTTTGTTTGCCATGTGGATGGCAAAAGGTTTGGGCATAAACGGCGGGGCGGGCGGAAAATCTTGACCTGTCGCCAGTTTGTATGCCTCGTGCGTATCGTTGTAGTCTTTTGGGCTGTCTTTGGTTACATACCAAAACACCCAATCGTCATTTTCATCGGAGGCCGATCTGGCGCGCCAAGTCACTTCAACCCCTCCCCTGTTGCTGCTGCCATTACAGCCCTGATTTCACTTGTCATATCTTATCCTCTATGTTGGTTGGCCCGCCCTGAGTGATTTGAACACCCGACCTGAGAATTAGAAGTTCCCTGCTCTATCCACTGAGCTAAGGGCGGTATAAAACCTAGGACAAAAGCTGATTCTGTCCTAGGCATTGTAATATGATTACGTCACATCAACAATCTCACAAGAGCCTACACAAGCAAAAGTCTGTGATCCAGATGTGTTGTCTTCTACTTCATACTCTGAAAGTTTAGCCCAATCAATGTCTTTCGGCATTAGAGCCATAGCTTTATCATAAGTTTCCTTGTCAATCTCTTGATAAGGGGCCTGCTGATAAGTGTGTTCATTGTATGGCAAGAAAGACACGCCAGACATTTCATCAAGGTGTTTATAGACAAAAGCACCTACATCGAACCATTCGTCTTTTCTGACATTGATCGTGACAGAAGGTTTATGCTCACACCAGCTACGCTGATAAGCCAACCACATTTCCAACTGGTCGATAGCACTAAGGTCAGCCGTGACCACTGCACCATCTGGGGCCTTCATTGGGAAGCTAAACACAGTTGTCTGCGCAGGCTTCATCACATCAGGTTCAGACGGGATACCTTGGTCTTTCATAAACTGTGTCAGAGGGTCTTTGTTGTCCCCACGGACAGTGCGAATATAATAGGCTGAGTGCCGAGCATGAATACCAGAAGCAGAGTCGACAAGTTGTGATACTGTACCAGATGGTTTGACGCAAGTAATAGCAGCAGAGACAGGGATGCCAAGGCGTTTAGCCCACTCAGCATTTGTAGTAATAGCCACATTCTTTAGATGCTCCAAGGTTTGAGACAAGCCAGCGTTCTTTGTAGTCATTAGGGGGTTATCCATGATCCCCGTCAGAGACACACCTAGCAGACGTTCTTCTTCTGTGTTCTTAGTCCAAATATCCCGCAAGTAAGGAAACTTAGTATAAGTAGATTGGATAGTCCCCAAGATGGTAGCGAGTCTAACTTTCCTCTCTAGGTCTTTTAGGGTATCTGTTGCACGAATGACGACTTCGGTTAGATTCATTTATGTTCACTGATATGCGCTAGTTATCAGCGGTAGCGTGTTAAAACCCATTCCGCAAACTTGATTAACTCCTCTGGGGAAGCGTCAACCTTCATCATATTTGCTCGGTGAGAAACAACCATTACGTTGCCTTTCACATAACCCTTATTGTTGTCAACACGATCAAGAGCTGGACTATTAGGGTTTCCGCCAGATCGACCTTTGTGGGCAACAAGTTCAATACCCAATACTGGGCAATGGGTTGGGATGTGGATGTCAGAGAGTTCTAAATCAAACTCGTGTCCACGTTCTTTAGCCCTACCTTTTGCTCTCGCAAGCATTCTTTTCTCAGGGGCCGCAGATTTAACACGCTCGGAATTACAACTTGGGCAAAGCGTGACTGTCTTGCTTGTGATAGTAAAGATGGTGTTGCAAGTGCTACTAGAGCATTCACGGGTAACATCTCCAACAAGATTTCCTTCACGATTACGCTTCATCATAACTCCATTCTCCTGCAAGTTTCCATGCAGATCAGACTATATCATCACCCTAATGTCAATAGGGGCAAGGCACTTCCACCCGCTTGGGTGTATGGACATTATTGACTGTTCTAGTCTCTCGTCCTAGTCGTTGAACCTTCCACATCATCCCTGATGGGCTTGGCTGCTGATTACCATATGCTATGCACTTAGGCTTCCCAGCAATTCACCTTGTTTTACTTCTGCTATCTTCTTAACAGAA